TTCTTGCATTGTAGTGATTTGGTTATCCATAAGTCCTCCTCCTTAACTGACTGCTTTTGCTTTTCTGTTTGATTTTAGATAGGCAAGCCAGGCTTGCATGAACTCCTGCACATCCGGCGGTGCAGGTCGGTTGTGATCCGCTCTGCATTGAATAACGGCGCCGTTTTTGAACTCAACGGTCACATAGGACTGATCCGGGTCCGACTGCTTGCGGACGAAAAGTATATCCGTCTTTCTGTCCAGGTATTGTTCCGTGTAACAGGAGTACACACAGTTGTGCTGGGCACAACCCTCTTTCAGCAGATCTTCCGGTCCCTCGGCCGGCCGAATGAACAGCCCGCTGCTGGCGTATGCATATTTGCGTTTCAACTTTGGCAGATCCTTAGCTAACTTCTTTGCCCGCTCGGCTTGCTCTTTTACTTTCTTTTCGTTGGCTCGGCGTGTCAATTCTTCGGAATACTGCCGGTGCAGATCTCGCAGATTCTGCGGTACGGCTACCTCTTTACGGTTAACATCCAGGCCCAGTCTACTGCACTGGTCCATATAGTCACTGTAGTCTGACAGCACATTGGCTGGCGTTCCATATCCTCCAGCTGCCTGCCGGTTTACCCAGTTCACCGCCTTTTGCGGAGGTAGGTGTCTCCGCAAAAGAGCAAGCGCCTTATAGCATTTCTGCTGTCTCCAGCTGTGCTGAAAAACAAGAAAAAAGTGGAAATTTTCGTCTGTCATTTTGCAGCCGTATTTTTTCAATGCCTTTGTTACTTTGAGCGTTGAACAGCAAATGTTGTCTTGCGTCTTTAACATACGGTACTCCTGCTTGGTCAGTCGCATAGCCTTGTAAGGCACCACTTGCTTGTAGTCCAGACCAGCTGTACAATTCCACTCCACCTGTTCGGCTACCAGGTCACCGTTGCCCTCTTTTATTAGACGCTCTGTAAGCACCGGGTACCGGCTATATTGATACAGTAACCCAAGCAGGTTGACCGGGTAGTTGGCTATAGCGCTACGGTACAGTTGCTGCGCACATTCGTGGTATGTCTCCCATGGCAGATAGCGTAGGTTACTTTTTTCCAACGCCTCTTCAAAGCCCAGCAGCTTTGCTCCCTCTCCCTCTGTGCACTTCCAACTGTTGTGATCCAGTTTGGCTGGCTCCACCGTGCACGGCAGTTTGCGTGTTGGCTTTTGTTTTACGCTGATGAACATATCGTCACAATAGTAACTGCGTTCAGCCACGAAGTGCTGCCCAAGATTGAAGTATGCGGCGTACAGCAGTCCGCCCATTTCTGGCGCGGCCTTAAAGCCGTATCTATAGTCTTCGTACACCCGAACGAAAGAAAGTAATATCCCACCGTTCCTTGTCCGCTGCGTTACCGCTACCACTGCCGCGTTGACCAGCTGACTACGGCCACGCCCGGCGTCTTTGGCTTGGACTTCGTGCCCGCAGGCGGGGCAGCATACGGTGTCGTTATGCCGTGCAGAGCGGCAAGCTGCGTGTTTGTCCGTCCATAGCCGCATATTCTCAATGTCGATCTGCACATCCTTGCCGCAAGCGGTACAATAGCCATACCTATGGCCGCATTCTTTGTGCTTAAAAAAATACTGCTCGTTGACGAACACCTGCTTATGTGCGAATGTCAGTATCTTTTTCTCCGGCAGTTTCGGGCGGCCGTTCCAAATTTTCCGAGCCTGTTCCTGTGTAAGCGTGTTCAGTTTCTTTCCCATACCGACACCTCACAGCAAATCCAGCAGGTCGATGATCTCCGCCTTGGTCTCTTCGGCGGTAAAGCCGTAATAGCCAGCTGCCCATTCGTACACGGTGTCATCCGGCACGGCTGCGCAGTTGCCCGCTGCTTGTTTCCGGGCGTTGCTGGTGATGTGATCCCAGCAGCCTTTCAGGCTCTTGCCCTCATCCAGCACCTTGTCCGCGTTTTCATCATTGACCAGGCAGTGGTCTATAATGTGTGAGCATAGCAGGCGCACGGTGGCGCTGCCCATCTTCTCCGCCTCCTGGTCGATCTTATCAATGGCTTTTTGGATTTTCTCGGTCATTTCAGCGTTACCTCCTCTTCGCCTGCTTGTCAAGTTGAATGTTCATTATGTCTCCTTTAGTCTGTCGTCCATATTGTGATTGAGCGAGTGAACAGCCACCCACCTCTGGAAATGTCTCATCATCATCGACATAGGCCTTGCAGACATCATAATGAATGCAGTCTTTACAAGTCATTCTTCCACCTCGCTTTTGAGCCAATTGGCTATAGTTGAACTGTTGCAATAGACTTCCTCTCTGCTACAATAAATCGGACAATTTTCGCAATTTGCAGTTTGAAAACAACATACAGCTACATCGTTAATGAGCTTTGCCAGTTCTTCAACGCTCATATTTTTGATTTTTTCAAAATTTGTCATTCTTCCACCTCCTGAACATCAATTAGCGCAGCTTTTAAGTTTGCCAAATCGTGCAGGTGCCTTTGTATTTGATATTGCAAAAAACTCTCGCACGAGCAAATACCGCAGGGAATACCTGCCATGATCTCCTTGGCGTTATATCCTGCCCTTGCAAAGCTCGCCATATCAGCAGCGGCCTCGGAAGCGGAGAGCACCGTTTCGGCACCCAGTTGGATGGCTTGCTTGTACAGCTTCT